GTGTGGAGTTAGTTTGCTCAGCGATTCCAGATGACATCAAATACGCTACCTATGAATTAGCCAACGCTCTGGCTAATGACACGGATGCAATTACGGGGAACACCGGAGACACCGGAATATATGAGGCGGTCAAATTCGGGGATATGGAAGTCAAGTACAACACTTCCAGCCAGGCTATTGGAACTGTTAACAACGTATTTGACGTTTATCCTTGGCTTCAGTCTTATCTCGGGGCTTACTGTCTGGGTGGCAGTGGGTCGTATCAAGTCCGCGTTGTAAGAGGTTGACATGCCAGGATCTCTCAACACTCTTTTCAAGGACGTTGCCAAGCAAGTAATTACAGAGCTTGGTGCGGCACTTGACACAACGATTACTTATGTGAGAAAAACTGCTGCAAACTATGACGTGACAACAGGTGCAGTCACAACGACTGACACAAGTTTTTCATTCAACGCTCCAATTGAATTTATTGTTTCTGATGAGGAAGCTGGTTATCAGGAAAACATTGCAAAAATAATGATTACTCCTGATCAAATTGGTGATAATCAAGCGACTTTGCAAGATGAAATTTTGTTGTTATTTGCTGGATCAACAAGAACTGCAAAAATCAAAGACATTCGTACATTTAGAGGCGAAGAGGAGTACCTCTACATAATTCAGGTGGTGTTCTAATGACGCTTGTAAACGCCAGGGCTGCGCTTGAGACTGCAATCAACACAGCAGTCACAGCAGCGGATGCCACAGTTTTAGTCGTCTTTGACAACGTGCCATTTACTGCGCCAGGTAAAACAAAGAAGTATGTAATGGTGACAATCAACTTTGAGCAATCAACAATTCAAGCCCATGGAGCGGCAGTTGATCAATACACTGGAACGGTGCAATGTGGGATTTTTACGCCAAGGAACAAAGGTAGTGCTGTGGCCGCTGCCATTGCTGAATCAGTCATAGATGGTTTGACTTCTGTAAACGCTTCAGGCTATACGGACACTTATTCAGTGAAGCCAAGGGTTGGAGCGATCAACGGCCCAACTGCTGTTACTGAGGAGGGTAATAGTCATTTTGCAAGTGTAATTAGCTGTACTTTTACTGCAATCTAATGGCAAAACCAATCACTGAACTTACAAAAGACATTCGTAAGTTTATCGAAAATGGACGAGCAGCTGCTGGTCCTAAAATTGTATTTAGCTTGCAAAACAAAGGTCCGTGTTGGACCAGTAATTTTGGCAAGCTTTGGAAGCTTAGCCCTAGTCCTGTAATGCCAAACGTATTTAATACGCGTGACTGGAGAAGAAAGGATTTGCCTGCCAGCAGAAATTTTCAAAAACTTCCGATTCTTACGCTTTCAATTGAAAAGCCTTTATACATTGGTAACGCAGCTGAATATGCAGGATATGCAGTTAATAATCCGCAAGCTAAAAAGCAAGGAAAAACCTATGGTGAAGCCAGAAAAGGCGAGGGCTCTTTGAGGATTACAGCCGAAGGTGGTCCAGATTGGTACAAGATTTACACAGAGACTGGTCGAGATGCCGGTTTATTTTTTGACTTAGACAGGGCATTTGCATCTGTTCGCTTGAGATAAGCTATATTGTGATAGTTAACTGAGTTTTATGGCTGCTACACGTGCGATCGATAAGCTGTGCAAGGCTTTTAGCGTTGAAGAACGCAGCAGCTACACAATCAAAAATGGCGCGGAAGTCGTTCTAAAAATTTATTGGACGCCTTTAACGATTGCTGATCGTGACTTGATTACCAATTCAATGAAGGCGTTAAACATAGCTGCGTCTGAGGACAATTTGGATTTTGCAATTCAAATGGTGCTTCGCAAGGCAGAGGATGAAGCTGGCAACCGAATTTTTGCTGATGGCGACCGCGCCAAGATTCGAAATTCACTTCCTTTGAGCATTGTCCTGGACATTATGAGCAAGATGCAGGGTAATGATGAGGTGGAAGAACCTGACGCCATTAAAAGCGACGATTGAGAAGGACAACTATTTGTTCTTGCAGTTTTTCATTGCTGAAAAGCTAGGCATGACGTTGGCCGAGCTTCGAGCCAGCATGTCGCCAGAAGAATTGATGGGATGGAACGCTTATTGCCTCATCAAGTCAGATAGGGAAAAAAAAGAGATGGAGCGCAGCCGTCAACAGGCTCAATATCGCAGGGTGCGCTAACCTGAGAGCAATGTTCTCGGGTTAGTCGTGGCTGCTGAGTACGAAGTCAATATCAAGCTTAATAGTGGAAAAGCTAAGGATGAATTAAAGCAGCTTGACTCCACTGTAAAAAAAATACAAAAAACTGAAAAAAAATCTGCAAACACGACTGATAGACGTAAGGCAGCCCTGATAAAGTTGCGAGATGTTGGAAGTCAAATTCAAACTTTAGAAGACAAAGGGCTTAAAATTGCTAAAGCTAAATTTCAGTTAAAAGAAGCAGGAAAAAATATTGAGAAGGGAGAGCTGGCTGCAGCAGGGCAAAGAATGCAAATTTTAAATAAAGAAATAAGTGCTCAGAAAAAACTAACAAATGAATTAAAACGACAAGCGGAAGCACGTAAACGCAAAAAAAGTCAAAGACGAGAGTCAGTAGCTCTTGGGCTTGGTTTTCCGTTGTTGTTCGGAGGTGGTGCAGGCTCAGTTTTAGGTGGTGGAATAGGCGGGCTTACGGGGTCTTTTGGAGCGCAAATTGCGTTTAGTGCAATTGGTCAGCAAATTGATCAGTTTGTTGCAAGTGTAATTAACACTGGCAAAGCATTCACCAGTGTTGGCACGGCGGCAGATTTTATGGCTGAAAAAAGTTTATTTAGCTCTGATGCAATTCAATCTCGAATTGAAAGTCTTATAGAGGAAGGAAATGCTACAGAAGCTGCGGCATTAATGACTAAAGAGATGGCTAAGGTGGTTGGCGGGAATGGATTAAAAGCTTTAGTAAGTCTTGGTAACGAGGCTAACGAAATGGGTAAATTGTTTGGTATTTTAACGACTCAAGTTGGAGCATTTATTGCTCAAGGACTAGCTCCATTGCTTCGAGGAATTAATAATTTTTTGGGAGGGATCGCGTTAAACAATCAATTTAGAGTTTTAAGAGAAGAAGCAACAGGCGCAAGAGCGAAAGAAATTGAAGATTTTTTAAAGCCATTTACTAAAAAAATTGGGGGTCAAGGAGGCGCAAAGAAAAGGACAAGAATTACAGACGAAGGGAAAAGACTTGCTGTTGAAAAATTTGGCGGGCAATTTATTCCCAAAGGTGCTGAAATTACGCCTACTAATCTTGAATTTAGGGCTCCCAAAACAAATGCAGCCGCAGAAAAAGCACGTCGTGAAGAGGAACGTCTACAAAAACGTTTAGCCAAGCTAGATCAAGAGCGTTTAAAAGTTATCGAAATTTCTAGATTTAAAGAAAAAATTGCACTTGCTGAGGCCGCTGGTGATGCTCAGCGTGTTATTCGTTTGCAGGGAGAGCAGCGACTTGCAGAGATTGAGCAAAGAAGACTAGATAAACTTATTGGAGTTACAAACCAGCAAGAAATACAAAAGATAAATAGTCTTGCTTTGGCTAGAACGCAGGCGGCTCAACTTGAAACTGACCGTAAGTTGACTGAAGAGCAGCGCAAGCGCCAAGAATTTTTTGACAATACTGTTCAAGGTTTAGAGCATCAACTTGCTCTTACGACTGCAACAACTGAAACTGAGCGAGAGCAGCTTCGCATCCAAGAACGACTTAGAAAGCTTGGTGAAGACAACAACCTTAGCGATAGTCAATTAAGTCGTGTTGGTGGCTTAATGCAGCAACTGTCGGAAGCAAATAGCCCAATTAATAAATTTATTACTCAATCGGTCAACAGTCTTAATAATCTTGAGCAACGCGCAGTACAAGTTTCTCAAAGTATTGGAAGTGCAATTGGCAGCTCTCTCGTCAATGGACTGCAAGGGTTGATCACTGGAGCGCAGAGCGTCAAAGAAGTCTTTGCAAACATGCTGAAGAGTATTGCAAACATTTTGGCTGAGCAAGCTGCACAAATGATTGGAACGTACATCGCGATTGGTATTGCGCGATTGTTTGCTGGAATGGGTAGCAAAGGGGGGCCAGATCCTAATTCAGCAGGAGTTGGTTCTGTTTTGCAAGGTGGAGGTTTTACGACAGGTAATATGGCGGATCAAGCAGTTGCAGGAACATTTACGTATGCACAAGGTGGATATGTTTCAAGACCAACCAACGCTTTGATTGGTGAAGGTGGCGAACCTGAATATGTCATTCCTGAATCTAAAATGCGTACTGCAATGTCGCG